TATATAATACATCAATGAAGATGGAAGTTAAACCAGAAGAAAAATATATAAGAGCAGTATTTCCATCACAAGATAAATTGATGGAATGTTATAATAATCTTCCTGATGGTTTGCAAGAAAAAACATTCAATGCAAATTCCAATTTAAAACAGTATAATATGATTATTAAATTCACCTAATTTATATTAGGTGGACATTTTTTAGTCCTCCAAAGACTAATTTTTCCTTCATTCCCTGAAAGGTTTCTTGGTTAATCCTTTCAGGGTTTTGGAGGATTTAAATATAAAAATGTTCCACTTATTCCAAACAAAAGCCATAATTTAATTCTTATTTTTTGGAGGAAATAAAGAATGAAAAACAATTCACAATGGGTAGATATAGATAGTATAAAACCACATCCTGAAAATCCAAAAGACCATGAAGATTATCAGCTTGAAGAAATTGCACATAATATAAAAGGAAATGGATTTGGAAAGCCAATTGAATTATCTTCTGATGATTATATATTAGCAGGTCATGGGGTTTATCATGCGTGTATGGAAATATTAACATTGGATGATTTGAACATGATTCAAGGATTCCAGCATAAAAAGAAAAGGGTTAAAATTGATTATCTTCAGCCATTAAGAAAACATGATGAACCAGAAGCCATTGCATATATGATTGCAGACAATAAATTGGCTGAAAAATCAAATTGGATTCCTTCAAAATTAGAAAAATTAACAACAAATCTTAAATTAAGAAATTTTGATATATCTTTAACTGGATTTGATCTTCCTGAATTAAAGAAGATTCAGAATGAAAATGATGTTAATGAACGATATAAAAATCAGGAACATAAATTATTGAATGAAGATTTTATTGTTCCACCATTCAGCGTATTAGATACCAAACAAGGTTATTGGCAAGATAGAAAAAGGGAATGGTTATCATTAGGATTTGAAAGCAATCTTGGAAGGGATACAAATCTGATGAAGATGTCAAATGTGATGATTGCAAAAGGTGGGGAGAAAACCGGAACATCCATCTTTGACCCAGTATTGACTGAAATCTGTTATAAATGGTTTTGTCCTCCTGCTGGAAAGATTCTTGATCCTTTTGCTGGTGGAAGTGTTAGGGGAATTGTTGCATCAATGCTTGGATTTGAATATTTTGGAATAGATTTAAACCCTGCTCAAATTGAAGAAGATATCAAGCAAAGCAGAGAATTAAATCTTGAACCCCATTATTATAATGATAACTCAATGAATATTGATAAGCTGATCAATGAAGATGTTGATTATATCTTTTCATGTCCTCCATACCATGATTTAGAACAATATACTGATCATCCTGAAGATATTTCAAACATGGATTATCCTGAATTTATTGAAAATTATAATATAATAATAAAAAAAGCAGTAGATAAATTGAAAGAAGATAGATTTGGCTGTTTTGTTGTTGGAGATATCAGGGATAAAAAAGGATTTTATAGAAACTTTGTTTCAGATACCATAAATGCATTCCAGCAGCAGGATTGTATATTATATAATGAAATCATATTATTGAATACATTAGGTACAGCACCGTTAAGGGTAAGAAAACAATTTGTAAATAGGAAAGTAACCAAAACCCATCAGAATGTATTAGTATTTTATAAAGGAAATCCAAAGAATATCAAAGCAAACTTTCCAGAAATAGAAATTGAAAGAGAAGAAATTATAAAAGGAAAAGCAAGTTAAGTTTCAGATTCTTCTTCAGAATCTTCATCTTCATCTTCTTTCCATAAAGATATTTTTATAAAATCTCCTTCTTCTGCTCCTATGGCTTCCAGTAATGGTTTTGGTATATGGGTTCTGAAATTTGCTTTTATTTTTATAACACTTTGTATTTTTTTCATAATATTAACTCCTGAATTTCATTTAATGCTTTCTGAATCTTTTCTCTTTCATCTTTACTTATATATGTACTTTCTTTAATTGCTTTCAAATTCTTCTTTGCTAACAACAAATGACCTATAACTTCCCATTCCATTGTTGAAAGCTTCAAATTCCTCATAAGATAACCTCCTATCCAATAATGGATGCAACATCTTCATAACATTGATTACAGATTGAAACAGATTTACCATTAACATTCCTGAATCCTGAATCATCTTCTTTATGCAGATCATAAATGTTTCCACAGAGATCGCATTCTTCAAAGCCAATAACTTTTTTCATATTTTTGGCTACTTCAAACAATTCATGGCACATTTGACTATCTTCTGGAATGCTGCAATCAATATTGAATGCAATATTTTCAAGAACTTCAATTTCATTTATCATTTTCTTCCTATCTATTGTTATTAATCTTTTTTCAGCCATTTTATATCACCAAATCCCTTGTTAACCATCCACAACATAAACATACCAACCCAAAAGCAGTATATTTTAATTCAGAATCACAAGAAGGACAAATCATTTAAATCAGCACCTCAATTCTTTTAATATATTCTGAATGAATGCTGCGTGTATTAATATATATTTTTCCTTCAGGATCATGATTAGTATGAACAAAATGAATTTCATCATGGGAATCTTTTTCAATATGATTTACCCGGTGAATGATAATTGCTTCAATACCATTTTCAGCTTTGATTCCTTTATCATTCAAAATAATTCTGATGCTTAAATTATTCATTGGAATTCCACCAATCCTTTTACCCAAATTTTATAATCAGAGCAGCAAGACCATAATTCAAAGATATCTTCAGCTGCATTATAATGGCAACGCATTAAACCTTTCCTGCTTAAATCCTCCAATATAACTTTTTTCCAAGAATCTGAAGGAACGGAAAATTCATTATCCCTGATGTTTACTTGCATATCTTGCATACCATCAAAAACTGCTGTTTGTTTGGTTTCAATTTCATTATTATTGATGATTGATTTCATTTGAGCAGTTGTGATATACCATGTATCAGCCCAATGGCTTCTTGATTGAATATCAGCTTCCAAATCATCCCTATTATAAAAATAATCATATTGTTTTATAGGATATGATTTTTTTCCAACTTTCAGCTTTGCAGTATATGTTCTTTTGGTATATGATTTGAATTCACGATCTTTGATTTCCACATTTATTTCATTGATTTTTGTTTTCATTTTTTATATTCCTCCAAAGAATATTTCCATATTACAGAATTGATTTCACCACATATAAATCTATTGATATATTATAATATTTCCAAAAAAAGAAGAAGAAATTCAATAATTAAAATGATAATCAAAATCATCCTTACTAATAAATAATTGACCAGCTTCAGAATGAAAATCAATACCATTTTCCAGTAATAAACCACAAAAATTCATCTTATCAGAAAGATGCTTGGAAGATATAAGATATTCCCTACTATTAACAGATTCAACATTCAAACCATTAGAAACTTTTAACATTTATAATTCCTCCATTAAAATATAATTAATTATCCAATCCAATATTATCAAAATTGGTATCAGCATCTTCATTATTTATCTGGTCTATTGCATCATTGCAAATACCAGCCAAATATTTTAAACCTTCAACCATAGGATTATCCAAAGCTTCATCAGGTAAATCAAATTTCATCTGTTTATTATGATTTAAGATTTCCCCAATTTCAACAGCTTTTTCCCTTAATTCCCTTTGTAAACCAATCCATTCATTAATTTTTAAACTTTCAATTTTTGTTTCCATTTTTTCACCATCCAATTTTTTAAAAATATTTAGAATGAAGCTGCATATTCAGCTTCAAAGATTGCTCCCCAAAATGATTTATTATCTTCATCAATGCATCCTGAAAAATATTTGAATTCAAGCATTGAAATTTTATCAGCTTCTTCAAAGATTGATAATCTTTTAAGAAGTTTCTGGAATTCATCAGCTTCAAATTCATCAGCTGCATTTTCATCATATTCACAGATACCTATTGGTTCAGGAACATTTTCTATGATATGATTGATTTTATCATGCACATTTACCAGAACCATTCTTTCAATTTCCGCCATTTTTTCCATTTTGAACATTTTTTCCATTTTCATTTTTTCACCTTTGGATTTATGCTTCCCTATTTACTGTAGTAATTTTTGCTCTTATAAAGGTTTGGATATATTATAATATTTCCAAATAATAAAATAAAAAACCAAGACTTGGAGGATAAGATATCATGAAAGAATTTCAAAAGCACAAAGATGCATTCCTATTATTTTATAAATTATTGGCTGAAGGAAAATCAGTCAGCGACAGTATCGTTTCAGTTGCTGAAAAATTTGAGGTAACAGAAAGAACGGTTTGGTCATGGCATAAAAAATTATCTTGGAATGATAAAAGAGCAATTAAAGATGCTGAACTAAATAAAGGGGTAGAGGAAAGATTAAATTCATCTATTATTGAAAATAAAATTTTATATCTTGGTTTGGTTCATTCCCCTATCAATGATATGATAGACAAAGTTAATAAGGGAGAAGTTCCAGTATTAATTGAGAATGCAAATGATCTTGATAGAATTTTAAAAATTGCTTTGCTTCTTCAAGACCAACCTACTGAAAAAACAGAAAGAAAGACTGAAGATAAATCTATTGTTAAAGTTGTTGGTGATCTTTTCCAAATTGCAGAGGAAGGAATGGAAAAACATGATATTCATGAAGATGAAGAAGAAGATGAAAATGCTGCTGATGAAAGTTGATTTATAATAAAATATTATGATAATAGAATCCTTTTCAAAAGAAGAATATTTCCCAAATACTATTGTTGCAAATGCAACCAAAGAAATTATTCAAAAAACTATTTATGAAAATCCTTATGTATATCTAAAACCCTATCCACGCCAATTGTGGCCACTATTTGAAGTCACACAACCCAATTATAATGATGAACCCCATTCTGTGCTTGTGGGTGGTGGAGGATATGGTGGAAAAACTATTCTTGGAAGCATTGCAGCAGCACAATATTTACAATTTCCTAATTATCAATGTCTGATTACAAGAAAGAACCGTAAAGAATTAATTGGACCAAACAGTATCTGGAGAAACCTTAAAGAATGGCTAACACGACCAGAATTAGGTTCTTTAAGATTAGACCCAAGAACAGATATAAACAAATCTGAATTAATGATGAAAGCACCATCTGGTGCAACATTATGGTTTAAATTTTTTGATGAAGAAGATTCCAAGCAGAAGCTGAAATCAGAATCTTATGATAGAATTGTTCATGATGAAGCATCTGAATTAAGAAAAAGAATTCTTCAATTCAGTTTCAGAAGTTTGAGAAATGCAGCAGATTCACACATTCCCCTTTCAATGCTAAACTTCAGTAACCCCGGTGGACCAGCCACAGACTATTTAACTGAAGAATATGTTGATGGAGATTTATCTTATTATCTGATGGATTGGCAACATAACCCATTTATTGTTAAATCCATATATGCCAAAACCCTTGATAAATTGGATTTCATAGATCAGAAATATCAGAAGGAAGGAGATTGGCATTATAAACCAGCAAAAGGAGATTTATTCCCTGAAGCAAAATTGAGAAGTATCATAATTGATAATCTTCCAGATGTTCAATATATCAGGAATGTTCGTGGAATAGATATGGCAATTTCCAAAACTGGAGATTATACTGCTTTTGTTAAATGGCTTCAAGATAGCAGGATGCATAAATATATTGTAGATGTTCAAAGAATCAAAACAGAATATCCTGAAGATGAATTGATCAGAATCATTGATGAAGACAATAAACATTGGAAGGAATATGAATTTGATACAGAATATATATTTGAAAGACAACCAGCAGATTCAGGTGTGCATCAGGAAAGATATATACAAAGTGAATTGGCTGATTATTTAGATCATGGCTTGTTCTATGATTATGTACGCCATTCAACCAATAAATTCACAAGAGCAAGACCATTTGCAAGAGCAGTTAAAAATGATGAAGTTTCAATCCTGAAAGCAGATTGGAATGAAGAATTCATTAATGAATTAAAAGATTTTGGACCAGACCCCAAAGAATATGAATATGATGATCAAACAGATGCTGCAAGTATAGGATTTAACAAGCTTGGTGGAATAGAATCATTAAAAATCTATATGTGAGGAAAAAAAGATGAATGGACAACCATACGCTTTCACAACAAAAGGTGGACAAGTCGTATTAAAAGAAGTTTTGGATCAATATGCAATCAAAGATGCAAGGAAAGAAAAGGTTTCATTAAAAGACCCTTTCAAAGAAATTGTTGTGAAAGAAGATGAATATAATGATTCAGAATCTAAACAAGCACCTGAAGTTCCATCAACCCAGTATGGATATTATGGCTTGATTGATCCACCTATTAATCCATTGCTTTTAACCAATTTTACAAGAATCAATACATATCATGCCAGATGTTGCAGAACCAAAGCAGGGGATATTGGCGGTCTTGGATGGCATTTAACATTAACAATAAAAGATAATGAAAATAAAAAAGCTGAAGAATCATTGAATAAATTTTTCCAATTATCAAGAATCCCTGATACTGTAACCAATGCAGAACAAGATAAACAAGAAGTAGGTTGGGGAACTGTTGAATTAATCCGAGAAGGAGGATTACAAACAGGATTACCAAGAAGATTGATTCATGTTCATTCCCATACTATCCGTATTCATAGGAATAAAAGAAAGTTTATGCAGACATGGGATGGGGTAGCAAGAAGATGGTTCAAAAGATATGGTGCAAGGAATTATGAAATTGATCCAAAGAAAGGATTATTTGATGTAAATGTTGAAACTGGAGAAGAAGTTCCTTTCAATACCCTTCCAAAAGAAAAGGTTGCAAATGAATTAATTTATAATATGAGATATTCCAGCAGAACTTCCTATTATGGAGAACCAGATTGGACACCTGCAATTAGAACAATGCTTGGAGATCAAGCAGCAGTTGATTATAACTTGGTATTCTTTAAAAACTTTGGTATTCCTGCTTATGCTGTTTATATTACTGGAAATTTCAATGATAAACCAATATTAGATGAAAAAACAGGAAAGCCAACCGGAAAAACTGAAATGCAATTAGCAATGGAAGAAAAATTCCAGCAGGTTTTGAATAACCCTCATGGAAGCATGATATTCATGATTCCCCAAAGAGGACCAGATGCAAATATACAAATCCAATTTGAAAAGCTTTCAGTTGAAACAAAAGAATCACATTTCAGATTATATCGTTTAGAAAGCAGGGATGAAGTAGTTACTGCACACGGGGTTGATCCATATAGAATAGGAATTAACCAAACTGGTTCATTAGGAGGGAATACAGCTTCAGAAGGGAAGAAATCATATAAATCATCTGTTGCAATTCCCGGTCAAAGAAGTTGGGAAGATGAATTCAATCAAGTTATTTGGAATGAATCTCCTGAAGGATTTGGATTCACATCTCATTCATTCAAGCTTGAAGAAATTGATATTGAAGATGAATCTGCATTGGAAACATCTTGCATAACCCTTTTAAATAATGGAATTATGACCCCAAATGATGTTATAAGAAACATTGGGAAGAGATATGGATTGGAAATTATCACGAACAATCCTGCAATGGAATTACATTATTTTAATGGAAGACCAATTGATGGAGCAGCACCAGCAGCTGCAACAGAAGCTGCAATCAAAGTGATGGAAAATCTGAAGAAGGATATGGAGGAGGTTAAGAAGAACTATGAAACCAGCAACTAAATATGTTGAAGATATGATTGATTTGGTTGATGGAGCAATCAATGAACTTGAAAGCATCAAAGAATCTGAAGAAAATCCATCTTCCCATAAACATCACCTATCCACAAAAGCAGATTTAAGTTTCAAACCAAACAAGAATCTTGGAGAAGGAAATGCATCAGAAAGAAATTTGGCATATAGACAAGATATTTTAACAATTTTAAAAGAAACAGTTTATCTTCCCATTCAGAAAATGCTTAAAAAAAATTTAGAACCTGAAGAAGAAATCAAATTCATTGATGGCTGCATTGAAGATTATATTGATAAAGGTTCAGCCATGATTGAAAAAGGATTAACCAAATCATATCAGCAGGGAGTTGATGAAGCAAATAAAAATATGAAAGAAGCTGCAAAAAAACAGAAATTCGTATATAAAGCAACCACTCCTGATAAGAAATATTTAAACCAAATAATTGCAATCCAAAAAAGAACATTGGAAGATAAAGCATTGGTTTTAAGAGGAAGATTAAGGTCTGCAATTGATACAGATTCATGGATGCAAAAATATGGAAGCCAAAAATAACTTTGTCTTGAAAATAGAGGAAGAAGATATTGATGGATATTATGAAGATGCATCTGATGATACCGACGAGGATAATAAATGGTTATTATTAGCTGCTCTATTATTAGGAACAGCAGCTGTTCAATTAGCAGATAAAGGTGGCATTACAAATGAAGCTTTTGCTGATGTAATGGGAATGGATGCATCCAAATTAAATATAGAAATTCCTGAAGATGATTTGGCAACTTATCAAAATATGCAGCAGGAATTGAAGCAGCATGGAAGATTGGAAGACCCAAAATCTGTTGAGAATACTTCAATGAAGTGGGCTGAAAATCAATCTGATGCAATGGGAATGTTTGGAGATATTGAAGCATATAAATCTGGTTCACTTGATGTATATGCAATGGCTGCTGAATTTGGTGCTGAAGTACGCTTACCTTGGAATCCAACCGGACCAAACACTTGTGATGATTGTATGGCGAAGGTTGATGAAGGACCTTATCTTCCAGAAGAATTTCCAGAACCCGTTCATTATGGTGATCAATGCAACGATCCAATGGCTGAACCGGTTATTATTTTCAAAACTGGTGAAGGAGCAATTCCAATGGAATAGGATCAGAATTAAGGAGGATGATATTTGAATGACCAAAATTTTGACTGAAATAGAATGCAAGAAATGTGAAACCAAATTATCTTTTGATAAAATGCAGGATGAATTTCATTGTAATTCCTGCAATCAAAATTTCAGCAGAAGAGTAATTGAAGCAATTGAAGGAGGGAATAAATGACCATAATAGAACCAGAAGTAATTAAAGAATTGGCTTCAGGAAGCTTTGAAGAAACCAAGCAGAAAATCTGTGATGCAATTCTTCAAAGAATGGGTGCAGGATATGATGTATATTTGAAAGCAACATTTCCAGATAAAGTTGTTGCAAGGGTATATCCCTATGAATATAATCCATTATCAGATTTGGAAAATAAGTTTTATGAAATTCCATATTCTATTGATGGAACTGGAAATGTGAATATTGGAGAAGCAACAGAAGTTGCACCAGAAACCAATTATGTGCAAGTATCCAAAGCAGAAGAAGCAAGTAATATTGTTATGAAGGATGATGATAAAAGATTGATAACTTCATCAGTTTTGCTTCCATTCTGTGATGATTGTGATGCTAAAAGAGGAGAAAAGCAGCATACACCAGAAGAAATCCAATCCATGATGATAGGATATATGAGAGATCATAGAATTGTGGATAAGCTTCATGATTATGCAGTAACCAAAAAAGATGTTGGAGATGTTGTTGAATGTTGGCAGTTAAGACAAGATGAAACGCATACAAACATCTTTGGCGTTGAAAAGACCTTCCCCAAAGGAACTTGGATGGCAACAACCTACATATCAGATGATGAAACATGGTTAAATGCAAAGAAAGGAATATATAATTCTTATAGTGTAACAGCCATTCCAAAAGATTTATCTGATAAATTGGCTGAAAAAGGAATTGCAGCCAAAGAAAGGGTTTTAATAAAGGATTTAAAAGACCCGGTAGGATATACCATTAGTTTAGTTCCGAAAGGATGCGTATATGAAAATGATTTTCATAGTATGAAAGGATTCGTAGAAAAAGCAGGTCAAGTTTTTAGTTCTGCAAATTCAGCAGCAATCCAAAAAGCAATTGATGTTCTTCAAGGATTGCTTGGAAAACAAACAAAAGCAGATGAAGCAAAAGCAAAGAATGATATGGTTGGTAAAGAGGAGGAATTGGATATGAAAAAAGAAGATGTTGGAACAATGATTGATGAAAAATTGAATTCAATGAAAGAAGATATAATCAAATCAATCAAAGAAGATACCTCAAAAGAGGAAGAAAAGAAAGTTGAAAAGACAGAACCAGTTAAATTAACAGAAGATGAAATCAAATCATTAAAAGAAGATACTGAAGCAGGAAATCTTGAAGCTTACAAGAAATTGGTTGAAGCTGGAGAAGATGTTTCAGGACTTCAGATAAAAGTTGAAAAGATGGAATCATTCAAAGAATTGAAAGAAGAATCTGAATCCATCAAAGCAAATGTTGATGAATTAAATGAAAAACTTGGTCATGAACCATCCAAGAAATCATTGGAAGGAGATGATGAAAAGAAAAATGTTGTTGAAAAAACAGATACTGATTTCTATAAAGACGCAGGATTAAAAGGAAATGGAAGACCTTTATAAGAAAGCCAAAAACAGATTTGAATTAAGGAGGAAATAACTATGTCAAAAGCTAAAAATGAATTATACGATTTAATGATGAATAATGGTAGTTTCAAAATAATTGATGTGGATGATTTGCATGATGGAATTCTTGGAGTTGAAAAACTTGCAAGATTCATCAAGGTTGTAAGGGAAACATCAAATGTTCTTGGAGAATCTACTTATAAAAAGGTTAATGGAAGTTCCCTTGCTATTTCCAGATTAGATATGGCTCGTGGAATATTAACACCGGGTCGTGATGCTGCTGGAGCAAAAAGAGCAGTACCTGATGCAGACCTTGCAGGTGCAGATATTGCAACCAACAGTCTTGTACCAAAAGAATTGATTGCAGAACTTGATTTGGATTATGATGTTCTTGAATACAATCTTGAACAAGATGCATTTGAAAATACATTAATGGATTTGTTCGGAACTGCTGCAACTGAAGACCTTGAAAGATATTTCATGTTTGCAACAACCGACATAACATGGGGTGGAGGATCAACTAAATATCAGAAGCTGCTTTCAATCAATGATGGATGGTTAAAAACTGCTGGAAATCAGATATATGGTGAAGACCAGACAGCACCGGGAACAGACACAGCAGACTTTGATCCAGATGATTCACAAGCTAATTGGCCACTACCTTTATTTGATGCATTGGTTGCAGCAATACCAAAGAAATATATTGCTGGTCAAAGACCTAATTTCAGATTCTATGTTCAGGATGATGTTGAAAATGCATACGCTGATCTTGTGGCTGCACGACCGACTGCTGTTGGTGATGCTGCATTGCTTGGAAAAGACACCTTAACATATAAGAAAATACCAGTAGTTGCAATATCTTCATTTGATGATCCTGCATATACTGCTTTATGTGGTCAACCTGCAATGCTAACCAAGCCAAGCAATATGTATTGGGGAACAAAACGCTCTATAATGGTTGAGAACGATAAAGACATCAAATTAAGACAGTTAATCAATGTTCTATCCATGTCCGGAGATTGTACTTACGAAGATGAAAATGCAACAGCTGTTGCATGGTTAGACCAAGAAAAACCAGCATCATAGGAATAGATAAACAATATTTTATCTATTATTTCCTTTTTTTAAATCATGGAGGGAATTGATAGATGTTTTCAGGAGGGAATAATACAATGGCATTAAAAGATTTTAAAGTAATTGTAATGAGCAGAAAAGGAGTTATAAGAGAACTCTATGAAGAAATGAAAGCTGAATTGGCTGCAATCAGAGCAGGAATTCCAGAAGCTGATTCAATAACTGCTGCAATGATGAAAGTTGGAATTGTGGGATATGCAAAATTAGACCAAAATACCAAAAGATTCACAGAAACCGTAAGAATTGCTGCTGATGCTGCTGCTGCTGATGTTCCAGAAAGGGGAATATATGTTGCACATGCTGCTGTAAAAGTGATTGCAATTGATATAATTCCAGATACACAGTTTGGACAAGCAACTAATTATGCAGGGTTAAGTGTGATAAATAAAAAAGCAGATGCATCAGGAACAGATGTTCTTGCATCAAAAAACTTTAATGGAAGCAATGTTGCAGATGCATTCAAAGCAACAAGTCTTGGAACAGTTTCAACCCCTGATTTGGCTGCTGGAGATGTTTTAACATTGAAAAAAGCAAAAACTGGTGATGGTCAAATAGTTCCAAATGCAGCAATTGAAATAACCTTTGAAAGAGCAGCATAAAACTAAAAAGGAGGAAGAATCATGGCTGAAGATATAATATATTATGCAGATGAACCATCAATGCTTGAAGAACTTAAAAAATATGGTTCTGAAGGAAGGGATATTCTAACAGAAGCCACAATTTTAAGGGGAAAAAAGCGTGGAAATCAGCAAGTAAAAAGATATATTATAAATCGAGATATTGATGAATCCAATCTTCCTTCAGAAATAGTTGAAGCTGCAACCCTCTTTGCTGTTTCAAAAGTTTTGGATATAATATATTCTGAAAAAGATACAAGAAGTCCTGCTGCAAAGCAGAATGATGAAGATGCAAAAGGAATTCTTGAAGGATGGCTGCTTGAACCTCCATCAGATGAAGAAGCTGAAGAAGAAGGAGTTATTCCAGATATTGGCTGCTTTGTTATAGATGGAACATTAAATGATGAAGAAGAATTGGAGGAATAAAATTGGGAAATCTTGATTTGAAGAAGGAAGAAGAAGATATTATTTCTGATCTTCAAAGCATGAAAGAATTTCTTCCAATATTAGCAGTTCTATTCATGGATGATGTCGGAGAAATTCTGAAGGAATCATTGCAGCTTTTCACCCCTATTGGAGATACGCAGCAATTGCATGATTTAATTGTGGTTGAATCTATGGGTGATCTTGTAAGATATATATATTCAGAAGCAGACCATTTTGACCCTGTGGTTGACGGACACATGGTTTATGGACCGGTGTTTTCAGATAAACAAAGGAGATGGTGGTTCTGGTATTTGGATGCAGTTTTGGGTGGAAGTTACGAACCAAAAGTTGGTTCAGGAAATAAGCTTCCAGCCAATGATTATCCAAGTTTGGCTGTTGAAGATGCTGATGGAAGTATTGAATTAAGAGCTGAAGAATTTTTGGATCAAATTGTGGGGTAAAATTATGTATGGATATAAATTATTAATTGAAGTCTTGCAATCTTGCATTCAAGAATTATCTGATCCTGAAGCATTTCTTCCTGAAAGTCCTGATATCCCTGATGAAAGTCCAATTTTCAAGAATGTTGAAATAGGAAATCCATCTGATCTTTCATTCTGGAATACCATTGGTGCAATTCTGATGTTTGGTCAAGTAACAAAAACAGATGCTGATGGAAGCAATGATCAAAGGAAATATCAGCTGATTCAAGGAGCAGTTATAACCATAGTACCGGGTGATGAAGCTTCCAATTATATGAAAATGCTTCATTATTCAGATATTGTTGGTGATTTCTGTGAAAACAATTCAGCTTTGGGATTACCGGGAACAACTATTGATTTAATTGAATCTAATTCTCAAGGTTGGCGTTTAATGGATATCAGCAAATTTTCAAGAGCAACATTAAAACAATTGGATATGGCTTCAACAGCAACAACAATATTCCAGATTAAAAGACCCAAAATGGAAAAATTGAATGCAGCAGGAAAGATAAAAGGGAGATTTTAAAGGAGGATTGCAATGATTAAAAGCAAACCAGATTTATTGAAGGTTGTAAAGCATTATAAAGATGCTGGAGAATATGATACCGCAATTAGATTTATCAGGAATTTTCCAATGAAAAATGTTAATGCAGCTGAAGAAATCAAAAAGATTGAAAATCTTAAAAAAGGAATCAAAAAAGAAAAACCAATTGTTGCAGATGCAACAGTTGAAGAAGAAAATCCATCTGAAAAGGAGGATGAAGACAAATGATAATAGATATTAGTAATGAAGATGTTGTCGGTGCTGAATCATTGGGG